ATAAAAGGCGATGGGACTACTGATGGAACTCTGCAATTAAACTGCTCACAAAATAGTCATGGTGTTAAGATTGCATCACCAAACCATTCATCAGGACAGTCTTATACAATAAAACTCCCAGAAGAAAATATAAGTGCTAACAAAATTATGAAGGTTGCAAGTATCTCAGGTTCAGGTACAACTGCTATAGGTCAAATGTCTTTTGTTGATGAGCCAGAAGGTGGTTTAGTGTTATTATCTGCAACTGCTGTTTCTAGTGCATCAAGTATTGATTTTAATTCATCATTAATAACTAGCACCTATAAGGTTTATGAGGTATTTGGCAATCTTTTTTATGCAACTGCTAGTAATGGAACAGGACAAGTAAAATATTCAACAGACAATGGTAGTACGATTAATTCAACCTCTAATGTTCATTTTGCAACTAATACAACAGCCGCTAGTCAAACTGGTTATAGAGGTTCATTTTCTGATACATATTTATCAATGGTAGGTATGCATCTAATTTCGCAAAGCAGTACAATACCCATAACTTTTAGACTCACTCTTTTTAATCCAATGGGAACAGAATACACAGGAATTGAAAGTAAGGCATCATATTACAATGGCTCTAGTTATGGTATGAACCAAAGTGCAGGGCATATTGCAACAAACACAGCAATTAATTTTATAAGAATACAAACTACAAATGGTAATTTTGCTAGTGGATTTGTAAATCTTTATGGAAGGAAGAGTTCATAATGGCAATATTAAGAGCAAATAATAATACTTTATCTAGTGTAACTGCCTTGCCTACTGGATTAGGGGGTAAGGTGTTGCAAGTACAATCAGCATTTAAATCTGATACTGCATCTACAGCATCTACATCTGATGTAGCTATTACAGGATTATCTTTAACTTTAACTCCATCAGCAACATCTAGTAAAGTGTTAGTAATGTTTGATGTAGGTACTATGGGTAATCATTATAATACTCATATGTTTTTTACACCTTATAGAGATATTGGAGGTGGTGGATATAATGCCATTGGTCAAGGTACAGGAGGTGGTTCTTATAACTATGCTGCAGGTTCTTATGCTGCTAATACTATGTATCATACAGTAGGTCATAATTTTTTAGACTCTCCAAATACAACATCAGAAATAACTTATAAATTATATTTTAGAGTAAGTAGTGCTTCTTTTACTGGTTATATTAACAGAAGAGGTTCTGATGATTTATTTAGAGGATCAACAAGTTTAACTTGTATGGAGGTAGGAGCATAATGAATTTGCATAAAGCCATACGAGCAATACATAATTCAGTAGTTACTATTAATGGTGATACAGAAAAAACTATTGTTGCTTTAGATAAAGACAATAAAGAACTAACTATTGATTGGACAAAAGTAAAGGCATGGACTGACCCAAATGAATATCAATATAAAAGAGAACAAGAATATCCACTGATGCAAGACCAATTAGATGACATATATCACAATGGAATTGATGGTTGGAAAAAGACTATTAAAACAATTAAAGACAAATACCCAAAGGAGTAAATTATGGCACTACATAAAATGGTTAATGGTTTAAAAGTTGAGTTAACAAGTGAAGAAATAAAAATTCGTGAGGCTGAAGAAAAGGCATGGGCTGATGGAGAGTACGACAGACTTATGGTTAGTATTCGTCAAGAAAGAACAAATCTTTTAGCTGAATGTGATTGGATGGGAATGTCTGATTTAACTATGGCTGATGCTTGGAAAACTTATAGACAAAAGTTAAGAGATATAACTAAAGATGTAGATACAGTTGATAAAGCTAAAGCTGTTACTATGCCAGAGAAACCTAAATAAAGAAAGGAGGAGCTATGCCGGGACATTATGGAAAAAAAAAGAAAATGATGGATAAGAAAAAGAAAAAAAAATAATGCGACACAAAAGAACATTGATGCGAAAGTTTGATCCTGTGCCTAAGACTAAGGGTGGTGTACCAAAGAAATATGTATCTGGTGCAAAGAACCCAAAGGCTAGAGAAGCAGAGATTAAGAGAACTGCTAAACTTTATAGGCAAGGTAAACTGACACCAGCAATGATGGATAGAATATCGAAACAAAGGAGTAAAGGATAATGCCATTTAGTAAATACAGTCCAAAACAAAAGAAGTTAGCTGCGGTTGCCAAACCCAGAAACAAAATAACAGGAGCAGATCTTAAAAAATTAAGAAAGAAAAAATAATATGGCAGCTCCAGAAAAATATAAAAAAATGTTTGGTTCTGATAGAGCAAACAAGATCTATCGTAGAGGGCTTGGAGCTTTTTATTCCAGCGGTAGCAAAAGCGGTATGTCAGCTCATGCCTGGGCAGTTGCTAGATTAAAAGCTCACGCTAAAGGTAAATCAACTGTGAAGAAGGCAGATGCAGATTTGTTCAGAAAAAAATAGTATAAACGATAGAAGATAGGACTATGGTAACTAAAGCAGATAAGAATGAGATGAGAATATCTAAGCATGAGGAAGTATGTTTGGAACGCTACAACAATATTCATGAAAATATTTCGGATCTTAAATCTAGAATTAAAAGATTAGAGACAGTTATTATGGGTAATACCATTGCGGTTATTGTAGCTTTAATATCTATCTTTATGAGGGGATAGAATGCTTGATCCATTCACAGCATTTGCAGCGGTAAAGAGTGGTATATCCTTGATTGAGCAAGGCATTAAATCTGGCAAGCAATTACATGACATGGCTAGAGAAGTCGTTAAATGGGCAAATGCTGAAAGCTCTCTCGACCTTCATGCTAGTAATAAAGGTAAGGGCGGAATATTATGTAAGCTCGGTTTATCGTCAGTAGAAGAGGATGCGATGGCAGCGTATCTTCGTAAAAAAGAAATCAAAGAAAAACGAGAAAGACTTCGAGAAATTTTTTTACTCTATGCAGATAATGGATTGAAAGAATGGGAGAATTTACAAGCAGAGATTGCCAGACTAAGGGCAAAGAAAAAAGAAGATCTTAAAAGACAACAAGAAGAACGCAGACAGATACAAAGAATATTTGCTTTCGCTTTGTTAATAATCTTAGTTGCTGCTTGTGTAATAATTTACGGAAAAATTTTTAAATGGTTTTAACTAAGGAGGTAAAATGTTTCAAGCGTTAATAGGTCCTGTTACTGGACTGTTAGATAAATTTATAGAGGACAAAGATCAAAAGAATAAGTTGGCACATGATATAGCAACAATGTCAGAACGCCATGCACAGGAATTAGCAAAGCAACAAATACAAGTTAACAAAGAAGAAGCAAAAGGTAATTGGTTTCAATCATCTTGGAGACCTCTTATTGGATGGACATGTGGTCTATCTTTAATGATGAATTATATGATCTCTCCAATTTGTGCGGGGTTCGGTATAATCATTCCCCAAGCTGATATGTCTGTAATGATGCCATTGTTATTTGGACTTCTTGGAATTTCTGGATTGCGAAGTTTTGATAAATATAAAAAAACGGATACCAAATAGGAGGATGTATGTTTAGTTTTTTAAGAAATCTTTTTGTCAAACCAAAGAAAAAATTAAGGATCACTCATCTACAACTCATGACAAAATCTCAACTAGAAAACCTAGGTCGTAAACATGGCATAGAATTAGATCGAAGGTTTCGTAAAACAGATCTAGTTGAAACTTTGTATGAACATTTAAAGGATAAGTAATGTACGATAAATTAAAAGAAAGAATAAAAATACATGAAGGATTTAGAAACTATTGCTACAAAGATTCGTTGGGTAAAAGAACTGTGGGGTGGGGTCACCTTTGTAGGTCTGATGAGAATTGGCAAGATGATGAAGAGTACGATATAGAAATGCTCGAACAATATTTTAAACAAGACTTTTCTGTTGCTTTGGCAGGAGCTGAATCTTTAATTGGCAATGTGGAAATACCTCAAGAAGGAAAAGAAGTAATAATTGAAATGGTCTTTCAGTTAGGTAAGATGGGAGTGAGTAAATTCAATAAGATGTGGAAGGCAATTGATAAACAAGATTACGAAGAAGCTGCCAATCAGATGCTCGATTCAAGGTGGCATAAACAGACCAAGTCTAGAGCAGAATCATTGGCAACTATCATGCGATCACTTGCTTAATTAAGAACTCTAATTGATCTACCCTTACCTTTTACTCGTTCAATTTTTTTTTGTTCTTCTAATTTTTTTAAATGAAACTGTATTACATTTAAGGCTTTGTTGAAATGATCTTTTATCTCAACTTGCGAGGGTGCAAACTTTTCTCTTTCGATATATTCTTTTATAAAAATTAATATCTTTTCGCTCATCTGTAAATCATTCACTTTCAAACCTATTTATTTTTTGTTCAATCTCCTCCAATAATTTAGGATGCTTTACATATAATTGATTAATTACTTTGTTATTTACACTAAAAGCTTTTTTTATTTTTTTTAATTTATCAATTTTATCTGTGTCGGGATCACCCTTTATCTGTGTTATTAAATCATTTAGAGTTTCAGCTAGATATTCTAGTGAATCATGATTCTTTTTTTGATTGCCTGGTAGTATTAGCGTATAAACGGGAGGATTAGACTTGTCAATAACCTTCAATACATCCTGAGTATTAGGAGTCATCTTGCCTTGCTTGTGCGCACTGGTGGCTCTCTGAGGGAGATCTTCTACCTCAGTTTCATCTAAGAATCCACCGAGTCCACAAATTGATAGCGTTACTCTTCTTTTTGCTTTTGTTACTGCTTTGAGCATGGCATTACCCAGAGCTTCTCCTCGAAGTCCTTGCACATTTGCAAATCCCATATCAGAATCTTTTCTCCCTTTTGAATCTTCTGCTTCAACAACAACTGTCAACAAACCATTATCAACTTTTCTATCTTTAACTGCGATACTTATTTTATGAAGTGATCGTAATTGGTCGGTGCAATTTTTAGTTGCATACAAAGTTTGTTTATTATTTAGAACAATGTAATCGAAAGGTTTGGTTAATGGATTGATACCTATACTTTCACAGACATTTTTATAATAGATCAGTTTATCTTGATCTGATAAGGTTCTAAGATCTCCTTTTAATATTACTTGTTGTAATTGATTTGCTAATTCATTCATTACTAATTTCCTTTACTGTAAGTTTTTCGTATTGACTTGCGGGTTTAGCGGGTACAATTTTTTCAACTGTAGCTTTACGGGTAATCAGTTCACACGCAATTTGCTTTTCCCTGAGTTTGA